ATTACCGACCTATTGGCTGTTTTTAGGTAATAGGGTAGGTTTTGGGTGGTACGTGGTTCACCTGACATAAAACATGTAACAGTTTTAGCGAAAGACATAGAGCTCTCCACTAGTCCCTATATAGAAACAACTAGGAAAAGGGGGGCACACAGACACTGAACAAAAATCTATGGACCACAGTCCAAGGACATTTGGGGGCTCATCCGTTGCCCAGGGACGGTGGTCCAGGGACAAAATGTCTTCCCCCCAATACCAAGGACCGAGGACATTGAGCTGTCCCGCAGGGACAGGACACTTCGCGATCACGATCGTCATGGCAAGCGGTGCACGGATCATGATCAATATTTTTGTGCGTAAAAAAGGGTGGTCCGTGGACCACCCTCCGTTTAGCCTAGCTCAACTTTAAGCTACCGATTTTAGAAATATCGTAGTTTAAATGAGTTTTAGCACCCTTAGGATAGAGCGTAGCGTAATGAGCTAACGCTGCGTCATAGGTCATACCATTGACAGCCTTAGCACGCTGAGCGTTGTGCTCTGCTCTAGCTTTATTAGGGACGTATGTCAAAGTTTGAGCTTTGACGTTAGGTGCTACTTTTTTAGTAGCTTTAGCTGTATTAGTCATAATTACCTCCTTTTAACTAAATACTCCTATAGTATATAACTAGTATATAAAAAAGTAAAGCCTTTTTCAAAAAATATTTAAAAAGATTATGATCGCAAAAAAGTTAGTAAGTACTTACTTTTTGTCCGCTGACGCGGACAACACAGCGGTCCGCCTGACGGCGGACCACAGGACACCCAGCTGGGTCAAAAAATTTGTCGTCGCCTACGGCGACGAACCACAGAGCGGACACACAAGGACAAGGGACAGGGACACAGGACATTGGACCGTCGCCACCCAGCTGTGGCACTATGATCGTGATCTTTTATTTAAAAATAAAAAAAGGGGGCTTACGCCCCCTTAACCTTAACTACTAGGTTTTAAACTTTTAATTTTAAATATATCGTAGTTAAGGTGAGTTTTAGCCCCTTTAGGGTAAAGGGTAGCGTAGTATTCTAAGGCTTTACTATAAGTAAAACCGTTTACCGCTTTAGCCCTTTTAGCGTTATGCTCAGCCCTAGCTTTATTAGCTATAAAGGTAAGGCTAGGGTTAGCGGTAGCTATATTACTAGCGGTTAACTCAGGTACTACGTTAGGGCTAACGGTAGTAGCTTTAGGTTTAGTATTAACGTTTTTCATTTTTTACCCCCTTAGGTAATTAGTTAGTTAATATAGTTAGTATATATAAAGTATATATAAAGTAAACCCCTTTATTAAAAAAAGTACTATTATTTTTTAAACCCTTTAAGGATAAGCGTTTAAATGATAGTAAGTACTTACTATCGCTAAAAGCCTCGCTACGCTCGGCGTCGGGGCTACGCCCCGAACCACAGGCGATGACACAAGGAGAAATAGCCTTATACCCCCAGCTTATAACTCATTATAAGTCGAGCTTATGATGTGCGGTCGCCTCGCTACGCTCGGCGACACACAGGCTAAGACAGGAGAAAACTGAAAGACTAGCCCCTAGCAGAATATTGACCCCCCACCCCCCTTATAGCCACCAAAGGAACTGAAAAGGCACGTAGCCATAATTTGCGTGGTCATAACATACTAACTTTACTTTTGACATCACTACTATAGAATAGGGACTCCTAGTCAAAATTTTTTGCAAAATTTTTCTACTAATGAGAGACTACCTGAAATCAATAACTGAAGTTTGCCCTTTTAGCCTAGAATACTTTGACAACGGACAAATACCCATGCTCCACTATTCAGAGCCTTTAGTACGTGAATTATATGACGAGCTTGACAAGTATCCTGCTATTCTTTTTAAAGTTCATACCTCGATCTGTCGCGAGACACTAGAGTCCACGGCACACGATCTAGCCGACGAATATCCTAACGCTGAGTGGTTTTGGTCACACCCCAGTGAAGGTGGAACGTCGACCCCTGTCCCTGTGCTCATTATGCAAAATAGAGAGCACTTGGCTAAAGCTCGTAAAGAGTTTAAACTAACGCGATATGGCAAGTAAATGGTCCACAAACAACAAACAAGTTGTAAGCGTTAAAAAGAAAACCTCAATAGGTAATTCTCCGCTCAGCTACGGAGCAGGAACCAATAAGCGTAAAACTAAAAAGAAGTACAGAGGACAAGGAAAATAAAAACGAGCTCCGCTAAAGCTAAAGGGCGACGCCTACAACAATGGGTGTGTACTAAGTTAGTAGAACTGTTGTCCGTGGACAGTGAAGATCTAGAATCACGACCCATGGGCAGTAGCGGAGAAGACATCATTATGGGTGTGCAGACTCGTAAAGTTTTTCCTTATAGCGTTGAGTGTAAAAATCAAGAAGCGGTGAACGTGTGGAAAGCCTATGAACAAAGTTCAAGTAACACTAGTCAAAACGCAGAACCACTAGTTATAATAAAACGGAACAAGTCTAAACCTTTAGCGGTAGTAGACGCAGAATACTTTATAAAGTTACACAAACATGGCTAATACACTAGAAGATATTTTAAAAGCTGGGGGAGGATATCCCACAGACACTCAACCAATGTCCAAGTTTGAAGGTATGCAAGCTGCAAGAGAAATGCAACTACCCTTACTTAAATTCCTAAGACAAGCGGAATCAGGTTTAGGTGAACTGGGTATGATGGCGATAGGTCCTAAAAAGTTTGAGGGGCTAGTAAGCATGATTCCTAAAGTAGTAGACAAAGCCGACAACTTTCAAGATCTATTAAAGTTTGACGACCTCTTTATGAAGTTAAACTCAGGCGAACAAAAAGAAGTTGCTAAGTTAGCGTTACGTAGACTAGAAGAAGGACGCGACCGAGCAGATAGCATTTTACGTAGTGACGTTTTAAATAACCCTAACGCTAGTGCTAGGTTAATTAGTAACCTAGAACGTAATAGACAGCACTATAACGCTTTAGGGCGTAAAATGGAAGACATCCTCGACGGAACTTTTGAACCGTTAAATTTAAGAGGCGGTGGTATAGCTACGTTGATGCCTTTACGTTATGGCAACTGATCCTTTTGAAAATTATCAAGTTTCTCCTACTGACCGTTCAACGTTAAGTTGGCGAGACAAACTCAGAGAACTAGCTACGCTTAAATACGGTACAACTGGTAAAAACGTTGCCGAAGGTTTATTAGGCGAAAGCGAAGAAGAAAAATACATGAACTATCTAGAAGCGATAGAAGCTGGTTTATTACCTGCTCCTAAAAACTTTCCTGATAGAAGACCAGTATCAGACATGTTCGGCGGAGAAGGAATATCAGACTTCGGTTTACTTGACGCTAGTTTAATGGGCTTGAGCGGTATGGCTATACCTAAAGTTAGTTCAACTGCTGCTGCGGTTGAATCAAGTGTATTAGGTGCCGACGCTTTAGGTGAATATAAAAAAGGTAACACTGCTACTGCTGCAATCATGGGTACGTTAGCTGGTGCTCCAGCTTTATTAAGATACGCCAACCCAGTTAAAAACACTTCAAGTAAAGAAGTAGCAGACGAAGTACAACCCGACCTAACAAGAAGAAAAGTATCTCAAGGTTTAGGTATCGGTGCTTTAGCTTCTCCTTTAATTGACCCAATATCAGGAGCAGCAAGAAGTCTATTAAAATCTACACCCCTAACATCAGCAGCAAGGCTTACTCCTTCAATACCAAATTTAATGACTTCTCCAATCTTTGACCTAAATTCAAAATTCACTAGTTTAGTAAGAGCAAAAACATTTAGAGATTGGAATAATTCTAAGTATGTACCAGACGACATAGATTACGCTATAACCGATATGTTCTATACGCTTAACCAAACAAAAAATTTAGAAAAGCTTGAATACAAAGATATTAAAAAACTTTTCTTAGACGAGGCTGAAAGAGTTTCAGATCAATATACAGGTGTCAGAGCTAAAAGCCAAGTGTTTAAAGTATTAAGCAGTGACCCCTATATAAAAAATGTTTTAGACGTATATGAAGAAGGAAAAAACTTTTATAAAAACAACCCGACTGTAAAATCAAAAGTAGATGAGTTAAACAAATTAGAAAATGCTTCAGCGGATTATGACCCTGATGTTTATTTTGATTTGCAAGACGATATAGAAAAAGCTATTGAACAATACAGATTTTGAAAGAAGAGCTATTAAATCAACTTCCTGAGGAAGTACTAAAAGAACACTTAGAACTTAGCGAACGACTAGCTGAGATTGAACGTGTAGAAAAATGTCAAACTAATTTTTTAGACTTTGTCAAAAGCCAATGGCCACAGTTTATAGCTGGTGCTCACCATGCTAAAATGGCGGACGCGTTTGACCGTATCGCACAAGGCAAAATTAAAAGGCTAATAATTAATATGCCTCCTAGACACACTAAGTCTGAGTTTGCTTCACACTTTTTTCCTGCGTATTTAGTAGGGCGTAACCCTAGTTTAAAAATACTACAAGCCACGCACACCGCAGACCTAGCGGTTAAGTTCGGTAGAAAGATTAGGGACTTAATGTTAACGGAAGATTTTGAAAAAGTTTTTCCTAACGTATTAATAAACCCAGACTCCAAAGCTGCAGGTAAATGGGAAACTCAAGACAAGCGTAACCCTAAACTTAAAGGTGAATACTACGCAGCAGGTGTGGGCGGTGCGTTAGCGGGACGTGGTGCGGACTTGTTTATTATTGATGACCCTCACTCAGAACAAGACGCCATGAATCCAAGAAGCATGGAAGACACGTACGATTGGTACACCTCAGGACCACGCCAAAGGCTACAGCCAGGAGGTGCTATAGTTATAGTTATGACACGGTGGAACGTGAACGACCTTACAGGTAGGCTATTAAAAGACGCAGCACGTGACCCTAAAGCAGATCAATGGGAACTTATTGAGCTACCTGCTATATTACCTAGCGGTGAGCCTCTGTGGCCAGAATATTGGTCAAAGGAAGAACTAGAAAGTGTACAAGCAACCTTACGTGGCGGACCAAAGTGGCACGCTCAGTACATGCAGAATCCCAGCTCAGAAGAAGGTGCACTTATTAAACGTGAATGGTGGAATATGTGGGAAAGAGAAAAGCCACCTAGATGTGATTATATTATTCAAAGTTACGATACCGCATTTTTAAAACGTGAGATGGCTGACTATTCCGCTATTACTACGTGGGGTGTGTTTTATCCTGAAGGTAGCGTAGGTGAACATTATTACGACGGTACAGCTCCACACGTTATTTTATTAGACGCTATAAAAGGGCGGTATAGCTTTCCTGAATTAAAAGCCATAGCTTTACAACAATATCAAGAGTGGGAACCTGACGTAACTATTATAGAAGCTAAAGCTAGTGGTATGCCACTTACGCAAGAACTGCGTAATATAGGCATACCTGTACAGAACTTTACTCCCTCTAAGGGAAATGATAAAGTAGCTAGAGTAAACGCAAGTGCTCCACTTTTTGAGTCAGGTATGGTTTGGGCACCTGATACTAAATGGGCTAACGAAGTTATAGAAGAGTGTGCTATGTTTCCTGCGGGAGACCACGACGACTTAGTAGACTCAACCACTCAAGCCTTATTGCGTTTTAGACAAGGTGGCTTTGTCAGATTGCCTAGCGATTACGAAGACGAAGAACTATATCCCAAACGAAAAATAAGTTATTATTAACACATGGCAATAGAAAAACAAAATCCTATGGAGCAAATGGTAGTAGAAGCACTACCCCAAGAACTCCAAGAAGCACTTGAAATCGAACTCCCAGAAGAGATGGATATTCAAGGTGAAATGACTTCCGCTTTTGAAGTTGACCCTAGAGGTAATTTAATTCCCCTTTTTGAAGAGGAAGAGGTTATAGTTACTGAACATCAGGTCAATCTTGCGGAAGTGCTGGATTCCTCCTCGCTTAATACATTGGCGAACGAACTACTTGATGCATTTGAACAGGACAAAGACTCCCGTAAAGATTGGCTAGATGTTTTTACTAAAGGTCTAGATTTACTAGGCATAAAAACAGAAGAACGTGAAGAGCCATTCCCAGGAGCTACAGGTGTTCATCATCCTCTATTGAGTGAAGCGGTAACACAATTTCAAGCTCAAGCCTACAAAGAACTTTTACCGTCTGGCGGACCAGTTAAAACTAGAATTATGGGTAACGAAAGCCCAGAAGTTGCTGCTCAAAGTCAACGTGTAAAAGAATTTATGAATTATCAAATCACTGAGGTTATGCAAGAGTATGACCCAGAGATGGACAGTCTATTATTTTATTTACCGTTAGCTGGTAGTGCTTTTAAAAAGGTCTATTATGACAATCTTTTAGGTAGAGCTACTAGTAGGTTAGTAAAAGCTGAGGACTTAGTAGTATCTTACGAAACTACAGACCTTGAAACTAGCCCTAGATTCACTCACGTAGTAAGTATGACAGGTAATGACCTTAAAAAATTACAGAAAAACGGTGTTTACAGAGACATAGCCATAGGTGAAGCAGGTATAGACCTCGAATATAACGAAGCAAAAGAGAAAATTGACGAGTTACAAGGCATATCAGCACCTCTAACCGACTATAACGAGTACAGTGTACTAGAACTACACGTTGATTTAGAGCTACCAGACATAGATGACTACGGTTTTGCGGTGCCTTATATCGTTACTATCCTTGAAGATAGTAATGAAATCCTTTCAGTAAGGCGTAACTGGGAACAAGGCGACGAACTATTCCGTAAAAAGGAGTATTTTGTACACTATAAGTTCCTTCCAGGACTTGGATTTTACGGTTTTGGGCTAATTCACATGATTGGAGGGCTAACTAAGTCCGCAACATCAGTTTTACGTCAATTAATTGACGCTGGTACGTTAAGTAACCTACCTGCTGGCTTTAAAGCACGTGGAATGCGTGTACAAGGGGAAGATGAACCCCTAAGACCAGGAGAATTTAGGGATGTTGACGTTCCAGGAGGCACAATTCGTGATGCATTGATGCCTTTACCCTATAAAGAGCCTAGTAATGTGCTGGCTCAGCTATTAGGCGTTATTATTGACTCTGGAAGGCGTTTTGCGAGCATAGCAGACATGCAAGTAGGTGATATTGGTAGTCAACAACTACCTGTAGGCACTACCGTAGCTATGTTAGAGCGTGGTACTAAGGTAATGTCAGCTATACATAAGCGTTTACACTTCGCTCAAAAGAAAGAATTTAGGTTATTAGCTAAAATCTTCTCACGTAGCTTACCACCTGTGTATCCTTATGACGTTCCAGGTGCTTCACGTGAAATTAAACAAGGTGACTTTGACGACAGAATAGATATTATACCAGTCAGTGACCCTAATATATTTAGCATGGCTCAAAGAGTGATGTTAGCTCAACAAGAATTACAAATGGCACAGGCAGCACCAGAAATACACGATCTACGTGAAGCCTATAAGCGTATGTACGAAGCTCTAGAAGTTAAAAACATAGACGCTATATTACCGCCAGTTCAACAAATACCACCTCGTGACCCGATCAGCGAACAACAAGCAGCGATGACAGGACAACCTATCAAAGCCTTTGAGTTCCAGAACCACGATGCGTATATTGCTGCTCATAGTTCATTCTTACAGAATCCTATGATAGCACAAAACCAAACAGCTCAATTAGCTATAAGTGCAAATATACAAGAGCACCAAGCTATGTTATACAAACAGCAAATAGAGCAAGTACTAGGACAACAACTACCTGAACTCGGTAACGAAATACCGCCAGAAGTTATGAATGAACTAGCGTTACTTGCTGCTCAAGCTACGCAGGTAGTTACAGGTCAAGCTCAGGCTATGTTACAGGCTCAACAAAACGCACAGATCAATCCTATAGTGGAACTAAAACAACAAGAAATAGCACAAAAAGCTCAGTCTGATGCCTTAAAATCTCAAGTAGATTTAGCTAAAATAGAATCAAATGAAGCTATCGCAGAAATGAAGATAGCTCAAGATAGGGAGGAAGCTCTTATGAAGGAAAAAGAGAGCATCCGTAAAACTTACTCAGAACTATTACGAGACGTAAGAAGTTCCGACAACCAAAATAGAGGATTTTAAAATGCCAGGAAAACAAAGAGGAAAAATGGAGCTTCCCGCAGGTAACGCCAACCGTAGAAGATTTATGTGCGGTGGTGAAAGCCACGGAGGAACCAAACGTAAAAAATTAATGGGAGGCGGTGCGCCTAAAGCAACAGCGCAAACCCCTCCGAAACTAAAAATGGGACCGCAAGCAACAGCGCAACCAAACCCTCCGAAACTACAAATGGGACCGCCAGCAACAGTGCAACCAAACCTTCCACCTAGACCTAGGAGTACAGGAATGGGCAATCCTTTAGGTGTCGGAAACACAAGAGGTGGCGTTAGAGGATTTAAAAGTGGTGGTAAAGCTAAAAAAGCTAAAAAACGAGGATAAATCATGAAAAAGGTAAACGTAAAAGGACCAAACAGAATTAACTTAGCCAACGGACCAGTAAGAGTAAAAGATATTTTATTCAAAAAGGTTTTTGGTCAAGGTAAAGTTAAAACTCAAGGTACAGGTAAAGCAACTCAAGGCACAAAGCACAACGCTGATTGGAGCGGTAAGTTATAATGCCTTTTAGCGAATACTCTCCTAAACAAAAGAAGTTAGCTAGAATAGC